TATTGATTTAGGAATATCCATAAATCAATACCATGAACCTTTTATAAGTTACATGGATCAATTAAATCATGCACTACATCTATACAAAAAAAGATATATGATAGATGAATTATTATATCGTTTTAGTATTGATGATGTTTTTAACATACAATATTATGAAAAAAACAAAGGGTATTATGTTGATCACATAGAAAACGATGGTAAAAATAGCCGTCTGAAAAGGTGTTTAGTTTTCATGACTTATCTTAATGATGTTAGTGATGGTGGTACTATATTTAAGAATCAAAAAATAACTACACCAGCTAAACAAGGTTTAACATTATTTTGGCCAGCTTATTACAGCCACATACATAGAGGTCAAATATCTAAAACACATGATAAGTACATTGTTACAGGATGGTATTCCTTTGAAGAAAATGATAAATAATTTTAGTAAATTGTTAAAGAGGTGTAAAATGAATTTAGATATCAATGATTTGTTCAAACCTTCAGCCAATGTGTTGATCAGTGAATACTGGTCAGATAGTAAAGATAAAAAATCAACAATACTTCTTAATAAAGAAGATAAAATGTTTAAAGTTGTTTGTGAAAACCGCACGTTATATGGTGTTGATACAGATATGAATAAAACATATTTTGAGTTTAGTACATTACAGGATGCAGAAATTGAAGCAGAAAACTACGTACTTGCGTGATGTATTTGGTGTTGTAGAGCAACAACCAATATCCGAGGATAAACTACCTTCAATATCACCATTTGATTTCGTAAATTCTATAAATTATACGAAAGATAATCTAATGGTTGATCCGTGGTCCGAGAAACAATACAACAAATATGTTATTAATAAAGCGCTATCGTTTGCATCAGATACAGTCATACATGCTAACGAAATGAATGCTAGACCCCATATCCCTGTGAAAATGCAGTATAATTTTCTTATAAATAATATTCGTCCAAAGAAGAGATTTTCTAAATGGATTAAAAAAGAAAAAATACAAGCAGTTGATGTGATTAAAGAATACTATGGTTACAGCACAGAAAAAGCTCACCAAGTATTATCAATACTGTCCAAAGAACAAATCACATCACTCAAAGAGATATTAGAAAGTAAAAAACAAAATGAGTAATGATTTTTTTAACATAGATATACAAGGCTATTTGCCTTTAGAAGTTACTCTTCCTAATCCTGATGATTTTTTAAAAGTAAGAGAGACACTAACAAGAATAGGAGTAGCTTCTAAAAAAGATCAAGTACTATATCAGAGTTGTCACATTCTTCATAAACAAGGAAGATACTTTATAGTACATTTTAAGGAACTTTTTGCTTTAGATGGAAAACAAGCTGACTTAACTGATAATGATATTGAAAGAAGAAATACTATAGCAAAATTATTATCTGATTGGGGATTGATAAAAGTAAAAGATGCTGAGATGTTTAATAGACTTGCACCTTTATCTCAAATCAAAATTGTTTCATATAAAGAAAAAAGTAGTTGGAATTTACAAACTAAGTATAATATTGGTAAGAAATTTTGAATAACCGTATAAATACTAAATGGCTGCGCCGTAAGGGTAGCTCTTATATTAACTCGCTTAACAAGGAGAAGCAAATGGTACAATTAACTACACACCCTTTCTTTAAAGATTTTGATAAGTTGTTCATAGGTTGGGATGATACTTATAACAAACTTTCAAAACTTCACGACGACGTTACTAAAAACGTTCCTAATTATCCTCCATACAATATTAAACAGGTAGAAGAGAATCACTATGTCATTGAGCTTGCTATGGCCGGATTTGCAAAGCAAGATGTTGATGTTGTATTCGAAGAAGGAAAGCTCACAGTTTCTGGTAAGGCAGCTGATGACAACGACAATTTTATTTTCAAAGGTATAGCTAATAGAGCGTTCACGAGAACATTTGCTCTTGATGATACTATTGAGATTAAAGATGCAGAAATGCTCAATGGTATGTTAAAAGTATTTTTAGAAAAAATAGTTCCTGAACACAAAAAAGCAAAAAAGATTGAAGTAAAAGATAAGGCTGCTAAAGCCAAAGATCATTTTGCTAAGAAGGAACTTTTAACTGAAGAGTGAAGTTAGGTAGCGTTAAAACTGTTAGAGGTGACTGGCTTTTCGAAGCCAGCACCTGTGACGGCCAAATTATTTTAATTGGTATACATTTATCACGAAGTTTCAGTTTTATGAAAATGTTTTATAGCGAGGAAGAAGCTACAAGTTACATAGCAAAATTAACTTCAAAGGCGTATAATTAAAGAAAAACGAGGAGAATTGTAATGAATTATAGAACTGTGTTTTTGATGTTTTTGTTTGTATTTCTTCTTGCATTTAGTATTAAGACATTTGCAAGATCAGTAACTGTTCCTGTTATTAGTGTTCAGCCTATGGAAGTTGCTGAAGCTAGATTAGTTAAAGGTACAAGATGTACTCCAATAGTAACTGGATACAATAACGGTAGAAGAGGTACTGAGATGGGACAAGTTATTGGTGGTGTTATTGGTAGTATGATTGGTAACTCTGAAAGTGAAAGAAGAATAGGTACTGCTATGGGAGTTATTATAGGTGGAAGGATTGGTGAAAGACATAACACACCTCCTGGTATAGAATATGGTAGAACTCATTGTGGTGAAACTTATTCAAACCAAGTACAAAAAGTTATTCAAGGATATAAGGTTACTTACAGATATCATGGTAGAACTCAATCTGTTATTATGAACTACGATCCAGGTTCTTATATTACTTTAGAAACAACTACAAGAGTGAGATAATGAGTAAGTTAAGATACAAAGCATTAAGTGCTCTCGAAGCACATGCTAAAGGTGAAATAGAAAAGCATGTTTATAATATTGAAATATTATTAACCAATCCACAGGGTGTTGCAGAACACCCTGATCAGATTGAAACTATTCAAAAAGAATTAGATAACATATCAACACATCAAGAACGTCTTGATATTATTTCAAAGTACTTTTAGTAACTATATTAAGAGCTCTAACTTGTTTTAGTACTTCTTGTGGATCAGTTACATTAACTGGATAGCATTTTATTGAACTATTGTAAATACTGGGTGGCTCATATTTAGAGGCAACATTTTCACAATGGTCTCTTGTATGCATAGTTCCCATAACATAATATGGTTCTGATGCAATCATCACAACACAAGCCCAGAATATTTGATTCATTTTGCATCTTTAAGATACGCTGCCAAGTTGTCAATGTCTTTATCAGAAAGTGGTTTAGCCATCATTATCATCAAAGCTGAGTTTGGTCCTATCTCTTCACCAGCTCTATATCTTTTCAATCTATCTATAGTATACTTTATATCATTACCAGATACTTTTGGATAACTTGCCATACCCATACCATTAGGACCATGACATTGTTTGCAATTCATGTTAAACTTCATTTCACCAAGTTTTGCATTTCCTGCAAAAGCTGTAGCAGTAAACAACCAAAGAAAAAGTACAATCCAAATTGGCATAATTATCATATTAATAAATTTAATCATTGTTTATTTCTCCATTCTGTTTTGTAAACTCTTGTTCTAATTTTACAACCTTTATTATCCCATGATTTTTCATACCACTCAAATGTACCATGTGTATCTTCACATTTATATAAACAAGTTAACATGCGTTGCATAGTTATATCATTATCATGTATCCATTGAAGTTTACATTCATAAATATCTTTATTGGGTGGTACATAAAACTCACTTTTTGGAATCCTAGCATGTAGTCCGTATATACTTGTAAATGATATTATAATTAAACCAAATATCATAATTGTCAGACAACTTATAATATAAAAAATTTTATTCATTTTCGAAATATTGGTGGGTAATCACATCCTATCCTATGATCATGTGGTGGTTTAAGTTTGTCATATACAATTTGATACCACGAAGCAATTTGTAAACTT